AATGTAGAGAAATTACTTGGGCATTTGATATGTTAAGGAAAGAAAAACATGAGAGACCTATTATTGACAAGCACACTGACTCATGCGAAGGGTCACGTAGATAAACACATCGCAAACGTAGAAGTATATCTTGCCAATCCTGCCGGGATTGGAGAACACTCGGACATTATTGAAGCAATTGAAATCGAATTAACTGAGATTGCAAAATATAACGATCAAATTGAAATGATTGAAAAATATTTTCTTCCCGAGGCGTGATTTAGCTGTTTACAAAACAGTGAAAATGATATATAATACTACATCTATTAAACAATCAAACAAAGAGGTATATGGGTATGCAAACACAGTTTGTAGACACGAGGGAGTTTTTGTCCGAAACTCGATTCTATGATGGATATTCTCGTTTCAAGGAAGATACTGGACAATATGAAAACTGGAATGAAGCAGTCGATCGTGTTATCGAAATGCACGACCAAAATTATAATACACACTCAAACTTGTTAGCACCATATCTCAATGAAGCAAAAGATGCGTACAGAGAACAAAGAGTTCTTGGTGCACAACGAGCTCTTCAGTTTGGTGGAGAGCAGTTGCAAAAACATCAAATGCGTATGTACAACTGTACGTCATCTTATGCAGATCGTCCTGCTTTTTTTGGCGAATATTTTTATATTTTACTTTGTGGCGCAGGTGCAGGTTTTTCTGTTCAACAACATCACGTTGCAAAATTACCACAACTTCAAGCGCGGACAAAACAAGCCAAAGGATATGTAATTGAAGATTCAATCGAAGGTTGGGCTTCTGCTCTTGATGTCCTTATGTCTTCGTATTTTGTCGGTGGTGGTAAACATCCAGAATTTGAAGGTCGTAGAGTATTTTTTGACTTATCACAAATTCGCCCAAAGGGTGCAAAAATTTCTGGTGGGTTTAAAGCTCCAGGTCCAGAAGGCTTACGCAAATCTTTAGATAAAATTGAACATATGTTACAAGCAAAGGTGATAGATTCTAAGGATCCTGTAAATATTACTCCTCTTGTTGTATATGATATTTGTATGCATGCAGCAGATGCTGTTCTTTCTGGTGGTGTCCGTCGTTCTGCAACTATTTGTTTGTTTTCTCCAGAAGACGATGAAATGATGACAGCAAAGACAGGTAACTGGTTTATGGACAATCCACAACGTGGACGTTCAAATAATTCTGCTGTAATTGTTCGAGATGAAGCAACTCCTCAAATGTTTACAAAGATTATGGAATCAGTTAAATCATTTGGCGAGCCAGGTTTTTACTTTACAACTTCAAAAGAACATACAACAAACCCTTGTGTTGAGATTGGTATGTTTCCACAATATGATGGAGAATCAGGTTGGCAAGGTTGTAACTTAACAGAAATAAATGGTGGCAAATGCCATACAGAAGAAGACTTTTATTTGGCCTGTAGGTCTGCCGCTATTTTAGGTACATTACAAGCAGGATACACAGATTTTGAATTCTTAAGTCCAATTTCTAAAAATATTTTTGATAGAGAAGCATTGCTTGGAGTTTCTATTACTGGATGGATGAATAATCCTAAAGTCTTATTTGACGAAAAAGTTCTACAAAAAGGAGCAAAGATTGTTAAAGAAGTCAATAGAGAGGTTGCTGCTATCATTGGCATTAATCCTGCTGCTCGGACTACATGCGTTAAGCCAAGCGGTAACGCAAGCGTCCTCTTACAAACAGCAAGCGGAATCCACGCAGAACATTCCAGCTTGTACATCCGTAACGTCCAAATGAACAAAGAGTCTGAAATTACTCAAGCAATTACAAAAGCAAATCCATATATGGTTGAAGAATCTGTATGGTCTGCAAACGGAACTGATGTTGTGGTGTCGTTTCCTATTGTTCCAAAAAAAGGATCAATGTATAAAGACGACCTATATGGTGTAAAGCACTTAGAATTGGTTGCTAAAGCACAAAAACATTGGGTGATTGCAGGAACAAATGAAGAACTATGTGCAGATGAAGGCATTCGCCATAATGTATCAAACACTATTATTGTAGATGATTGGAACGAAGTAGAAAAATATGTATTTGAGAATCGTTATTCATTCTCAGGTATTTCATTCTTATCTCCAACTGGAGACAAAGACTACAATCAAGCACCAAACACTGCAGTTATTGACGAAAAACAAATGGTTAAAAAATATGGAACAGCAGCTATCTTTGCGTCAGGTCTCGTTGTTGATGCAATGAAAGTGTTCCCTAATTTGTGGGATGCATGTTCTACAGCTCAAGGTATGGGCATGGACATTAGCCTTGAGTCTGCTGAAAACTCTGCAAGACAAGATTGGATCAGACGTTTTGAAAACTTTGCAAATAACTACTTTAAGTCCGATATGAAAAAAGCAGAGCATTGTTTGAAAGATGCTTATCTTCTGCACAAATGGAATAAAATCCAGCAAAATCTAAAACCTGTAAATTGGAAAACAGATTTGACTCAACAAAAATTTACTGATGTTGACACATTAGCTGCTGCAGCTTGTGCTGGTGGAGCTTGTGAAATCGACTTCTAAAATACCGTCACCGTGTATTAAGGTGTGCACTATAGAAAACGACCATTGCTTAGGCTGTGGTCGTTCTTTAGAAGAAATAAAAGAATGGTTTTATTGCGACGATAACCGTAAAATGGAGATAATAAAGCATAGTGGAAAACGAGTACCGGATAGAATGCGAAGAGTGTGAATCAGCAACAATCGTATTAGTAAATAACGGTGAACATCCAGGATATTGCCCTATTTGCGGAATCGAAACTGATGTAGAAGACATATCTGAAATTAATATATAATAGTATGTGGTATTATAATGAATCTAAATATGATGAAACCCCCGATGAGTACCAAGGATTTGTGTATGTCATCACAGAATTGGATACAGACAAAAAATATATCGGTAAGAAGAACTTCTGGCGGCCTAAAATATTACCAAAAAATAGTAAAAGAGCTCGAAGGAAAAGAACCCGAGTCGAGTCCGACTGGCGAGAATATTATGGATCTAATAAAGAACTTCAAATACTCATTGAACAACGAGGGAAAAATAGTTACAAAAGAGAAATCTTAAGGCTATGTAAAACTAAAGGTGAGATGTCATATTATGAAGCGAAATTACAATTTGATAACGACGTCTTATTAAGAGACGATTACTATAATGAGTTTATAGGATGCAAGATCCATTCGAGACATTTACCGAAAAACTTATAGCATTTTATGGCGATAAGCTAGCAAATCCAGAAATATATCCTGAAGTTTTTTCGTATCAAGTAAAAATATACATGTACATTTACGGAAAATAGTGGTATAATAGATCCATAATTGAGATGGAGCTAAAATGAAATACGCTAATGGTAAAACTAAATACACCTTTATTTGTGCATACGATGTATGTGTGTCTGATTTTTTAGAAATATTAGACATATACAATCTGAATGTTATCGATTGGATAGCAAGTGGACCAAGTGGTGGAAACCCTGAGATAACTGTACAAGGCCTCAAAACCAACATAAATGACTTTAAAGAATACTATAGATAGGATTTGTTATGATACTAGTAGACTTCAGTGCAATCGCCGTTGCCAATATTGCAGTACAAAAACTTAACGAAGAAAATATGATTCGTCATATGATTCTTAATACGTTGCGGATGTATCGCACTAAATACAAAGATAAGTATGGTGAACTCGTACTTGCATGCGATGGACCCAATAACTGGCGTAAATCACACTATCCTCAATACAAAGCAAATCGTAAAAAGACTCGCGATTCATCTTCATTTGATTGGAATGCTGCATTTACTATTATGAATAATGTACGCGAAGAAATCAAAGAAAACTTTCCATACAAAGTATTACATATAAACGGTTGCGAAGCTGATGATATTATTGCCACGCTGGTAGAAAATACTCAAGATTTTGGTCAATACGAGGATGTTATGATTATTTCTGGTGATAAAGACTTTGTACAATTACAGAAATATGACAACGTTACACAGTTTTCTCCAGTCCAGAAAAAGCTTGTTACAGAAAAGAATCCTCGTGCGTTCTTAGTAGAACAAATTATGCGTGGCGATACCTCAGATGGTGTACCTAATGTTTTATCAGATGACGATGTGTTTGTAGAAAGTAGAAGGCAGACTCCGCTATCAAAGAAAAAACTAGATACTATTATAGAAGATCTTAATGAAGGCGAGTTATTGTATGCAGCAAGTTGGTATCGTAATTACTGTCGTAATAAAAAGTTAATCGATTTGGCAGAAACACCACAAGACTTAAAAAATGAAATCATTCAAGAATTTAATTCACAAGATCCGTGGAATAACAAAGGTTTGGTGTTTCCATATCTTATAAATAAAAGGTGTAACCAATTGATTGAATCGGTTCAGGAGTTTATTTGATGAGAAGATTCGTACATGAAGTATTAGAAGAAGTAAGTAAAGCCGAAGATAAAGAAACTAAAATTTCTATCTTAAAACAAAATGAAACATGGGCTTTAAAAGATATTATAAAAGGATCTATGGATCCAAGAGTACATTGGCATTTACCTCCAGGAGAAGTTCCCTATAAAGCATGTGAACCGCATAACGCGCCAACTAATCTGACTAGGCAGAACACAAAGTTTACATACTTTGTCAAAGGTGGTAAGGGTGAAGAGTTGCCGCAATTTAAAAGAGAAAGAGTTTTTCTTTCGATTGTAGAATCAATCCACCCAGAAGATGCTAAATTAATGGTAGATATGATTAATAAGAAGACACCAAAAGGTGTGACTAAAGCAGTTATACAGGAGGCATTCCCTGGTCTTATCGGAGAATAGCTTAATTTTAACAACTAACCTTCGAGCATGTGCGCAATTTGTGCCATGCTCTTTTTTATTGGAGAAAACTCTAATGGTATTTGCTCAAAAAGAACGACTCATTAAGGACACTAAAGAACTTACTGATTATGCATTAAGACTTGCGAAGAAAGGCCGAGTCGAGCAATCAAAGAAAATTATAGCTAAGAGAGATTTTATCATAGAAATGTTAGAAAAATATCAAGCAAATCCCACTTAAATCAAAATAAATTGGTGTACATTTTCGGCCCATATGGTATAATAAGTATATCTTAATTAAGCCGGAGGTAGTACCCCATGAAATATAGCGGTATAGTTAACCAGGAATTCATGAATTATCTGGATAAAAAAGTTATCGCTGATACTCGAGGGCCAATAGTGGCTGCTCGTCAATGGTCTTTTGAATTTCCAGAAAGACACTTATGCAGCGTAAAGGGTAGTGGTCATACACTATTCGAAGGATTCGACCACGATACAGAACATGAATTTTTTGGTAAATGTGATTTTAAATACCACAATAAAGAAGAAGTTTTACGTCTAACTCCATTTGTATACGAAAATATTAATAAAGGTAATATAGACACATTTATAACTTGGAAATGGTTAGATAGAAATCCTAATCATGCTTTAGTATTAAATGAAAGAGTTAAGTACCAATTAATCATGTACATTGAAGCAGAAACAGTGTATAATAAAGCAATATATAATAGAGGTATAAAGCGTTATGAATATTTTTATTCTTGATAAAGATCCAATAGTTGCAGCACAGCAGCAATGCGACAAGCACGTAGTAAAAATGATTGTAGAATCTGCACAAATGCTATCTACAGCTCATCGCATGTTAGACGGCACAATTCAAATTGCACCATCAAAATCTGGTAAACGAATGGTAAAACACTATCGACTTTTCAATGATCCAGAAATGGACAACTTACTTTACAAGGCTGTACATTACAAGCATCCGTGCACTGTATGGACTATGGAATCAGATTTTAATTATCGATGGCATTGGCAACATTTTCAAGCCCTATGTGACGAATATACATATAGGTATAATAAAGTCCACAGATCTGCAGGATTACTAGAACCTTTGTGGATTCGACCAAAAAATATACCGAAAGGGAAAATGACTCCGTTCAAATTAGCAATGAAATCAAATCCTGAGTGTATGCTAGAAAATCCAGTATTGTCATATCGTGCATTCTATCAAACAAAACAAGATCGTTTCAAAATGGTTTGGACTAAACGAGCGAAGCCTGGATGGTTTCAGGAAAGATGTTATGGATAAAGTTTTTATATTAGTTATATCAATGTGGGGTAGTGATGGTACCGATCATCATTATATTGGCCAACTTGCTTTACAGCAACCTATGACACAAGCACAGTGTGAATATATGATAGATGAAAAAATGTGGGAATCTTCTTACGAAAATGAGTATTATCATATGAAAGGCCATTGTTTCCCAAA